CCGCGAGCGCTACTAATTTTTCTAACTGCAAGCCTACATTAGTATCGTTTGCAACTACGCAATCAACACTCCACCGGTTGATATTCATTTTGCGAATAGCAGTTCCATCACCGGCAATTCCATTGGCCTCGTCATCGCTGCGAACGCCACCGGTATCTAAAGTTGCGTCTTCATTCGACTTAGGCGCAATAGTGCCGGTGCCTTTTGTTGGATGCGACCATGTAATTTCAGTAAGTTGCCCGCCTATATAAGCCATGATTATTTTTTATTAGTTGTTACCAAAATTAAAACCAGCCGTTGCCGTGGTTGCTGCAATTCTTACAAACCCCGAACGCTTATAGCTAAACAACGTTTCAAATCTGTCCGGGTTTGATGTGCTTAAACTCACCTGTATTGATGCCTCCATAAAAGCAGTATCGGCAATTAGCCCGCGCTTAGTCAAATCAATTGCATAAGTGAACAAATCACCTTTCCAATCTTTCGGCTTAACTACGTTTGGAGTGCTTACAATATCCGTATCTTTTGCGATTACGTGATTCATTACATACGCCTGCTCGAGCAAGTAATATCCAAAGCGAATA